GAGCGCGGTGGCTTCGTTTACTTGAAGCTCATCGCGCCAGGGCGTCGAGACTAACATGGCCATCACAACCGACGACCCTCATTTCCGAGAATTCGCGTCCTCGCTCAAGAAGGCGATCGAGCGCTATGGGCAGATGGAGGACAAGACGTTCTTGGAGCGTCAGAAGCTCCAGGTAGACACCCTCATTGCGCTAGAGCGTGAGTTCAAGAGGGCCCTTATCGCGCATCAGCACGGTAAGGCGACTTACAAGCGTTTTATCGAATACATCTGCGACGAGCGAAAGAACATCCTCGATGCACGTCCGTATTTCCGTGAGCGTCAGAGTGTGTTCACCGAGCAGATTTCTGTTGCACTGCGTCAGCGCTCTGAGAGACGCCTTTTCCGTTTCAACTTCAACTACCGGTTTGTTTCATTCGTTCTGAACCAGAGGAACTGGGGTAAGCGGTCTATGTTGGTGAAGCTCGGCAAAAGGATTGCCGAGGTTCGTGACGAGCTTGTTACGATGAACATGCCGCTTGCGATTTCGCGCGCCCGCATTTTCTACTCGCGGACTCCCAAGTCGCACTTGTCAAGGATGGACCTGGTGCAGATCGCGTGCGAGGGCTTGATGTCGGGTGTGGATAAGTTCGTCCCTCCTTTCTCGAAGGCTTTTAGGTCGGTTGCCATTGGACGTATGACGGGCAACTTCATCGAGCAGTATTCGGAGACGCCTATCCACTTCTTCCCGCGCTATAAGCGCATTTTGTATCGCATCAACAAGTTGGTCGGGCGTGGCGTCACAGATCCTGAGAAGCTGGCCGAACTGGTGAACGAGGGGCTCAATCCTTCGCAGTATACAACGGCCGCCGAGGTCTCCGACCTTATGGCTGCCGCTTCCACTGTGTCGGCTGACACGCCAGTCGGGAATAACGAAGAAGATGGGGTTGGTACGGTTGCGGACCGTTTCGCTGCGCCTGCCGATCACCAACCTGATGTTATTGTCGAACGGCAAGAGGCTCTCAGTATGTTGTCGGAGGCGATGGGAGTATTGACTCCATTTGAGAATAAGCTCCTAAGGTTGAAGGGCGTTTCGCTATAAAGAATTCGCATGGAAACCGTGGAAACCGTCAACAAGAAGATCGCCTGCACTCCGTTCCCTACCATATCGACGCGAGTGGAGGTCAAAGGAGGCCTTCCGGTTATCAAACAGAAGGAGGAACTGACACCGCTTACGGTGGTGTTCAACTACACGGATGGCGGCCTTGCCTTTATGGCGGGAGACACCGTCTACGTCCGAGGAGAGTGTTGCAAGCATCAGTGGGCTCGTGAGGTATTTGAGCTAGAAGGCAAGCAGTTCGTCCTTTGCCCCATCGAGTTCGTCGTGGCCTTCAAGCGGACGTAAATGCGTCTTCTGTTTGTTGGTGATCCACACGCTGAGCCTGGTGATCTACAGGACTGCAAAGCCCTGGCGGATTTTGTACTGCGTGTGGCTGTTGAGCAGAAGGTAGACGGGATTGTTCTGTCCGGGGACCTATACCATACCCACGCCATCATCCACGCCGAAGTTCAGTTGTTTTGGTTCGACTTCTTTGAGGAGTGTTCGAAGCATGGTGTAACTGTAGCGTTGGTAAAGGGGAATCATGACGCCCCTGGCACTGAGGGGTCGCGTGCAACCGCCCTCATCGCCCACAAGCACCAGGCGCATATCAGCGCTTTGCACGAGCCGGTAGTGGAGGGCGGGGTGTTGTTTTGTCCGTACACGACACCTGAAAAGCTGGTCGAGTGGTCGGAAAAATACAGTGAGTGTGAAACTCTCGTCTGTCATCAGACTTTTGACGGTTCTGTGTACGAGAACGGGATGTTCGCCCCGGATGGGGTCGACCCTGGCCTCATCAAGCAGAAGAGAATTATTAGTGGCCATATCCACACGCCTCAAGAGTTCGGGAAGGTATGGTACCCCGGTGCGCCGCGTTGGCGTACGCTGGCGGATGCAAACGTTGATCGCGCGATTTGGGCACTGGAGTTCGATTCGAATGGCGAATTGGTGTCTAGGACGCCGTTTGATACAGGAAGGGTCTGCCGCAGAATAGTTTTTCGCGAAGACACACCTGACAAGCCTGTTATGGAAGTTGAATTTCCGGACCCAAAGGATGAGTTTCGTGTGGATATCAGGGGTCCGCAAGCCTGGATTGACCAGCGTAAGCCATTCTTTGAGGGGCGGGCTCGCTACCGCACGTTCGCTACCGACCGCCTGGTTCGGGCGGTTGTTCGGGAGTCTGAGGGGGTAGGAATTGCCTTTGCGAAGTGGGTGAACGCCTTTGAGCCGCCACGCGGCACGCCCAAGAACGTACTCCAGAAGATGGCTGATTCGAGGGTGGTATTTAGATGAACGAAAAAGAGAAGCAACTGATGGCCCTTCGGGCGTTGACAGCCACAACAGGCGTTATTCACGAAGCCCAGGTTTTTCAGTTGCGGTACTGGGGAGGCATTGCTTTCACAGGAGAATGGACTGTCGCGGTTGATGTCGAGAAGCGAATGGTGACTTACAACCTCCTTGGGAAAAAGAGGAAACACGATCCCAAGGTGATAGCGGCGCTGGATATGTCTGTCCATTGGCTATTTGGTGACGATTGGTGTCTCAATGTCGTCGAGAAGGGAAAGGTAATCTATTCAGGGCCACGCTTGAATACTAAAGATGACACCAATGAACGACGACTCGCGCGAGCAAGCAACGCAGAGGGCAGTAGCCCGGCTAAATAAGCGGGAAGAGCACGCTTACCGCATCTTTTGCGGCTCCAACCAAGCTCCGTTGGCCCCCTCCCTCAATGCCAAGCTCTTTAATCTCTATCTTCAAGGTAAGAACTGCGAGGAAATTCGCCGGTTGAACCCACAGTTGAGCTTGGGGCAAATCGTAGCCGCTAAGGTGGAGGGGCGCTGGGACGAGCGCCGAGACGAGCATCTTGACAGACTTCTGACTGAGACCTCCAGCCGTGTTCAGCAGGTCACATTGGAGACGGCTGATTTTGTTTGTGACTTGTTCGCTGTCGCGAATCGAGAACACGGGGACCGCCTCCGTCGTTACCTTCAGACCGGTGACGAGAAGGAACTTGGTGATTTCCGGATCACCAATCTTCACGGGTTCAAGATGGCAGTTGAGATTCTTCAGAAGTTGACCGGCCAAGATGGGAAGTCGGCCGTTTCTCATACACCGGCTGTTCCAGCTTCGGTTCAGGTTCCGCAAACCACTGCTCAAGCGCCTGGTCCTACCGAGGCAGGCGCGGCGCTCCGACTCCTTCTTGGTCGAAAGGAATAAGAAATGGAAATTATGCGAACGAAGTCGGTCACTGTGAGCTGTGGTGGAAGTTGAAGAAGTAGCTTCATGTCTAATTCCGTTCATAACGCTGAGGAACTGAAGAGGAAGTTCCTCTTTACACCGCTGGAGACAAAGGAAGACCTCCATGCGTGGATCCAGGTGTACCTGGACCTTGATATCCCTGATTCCATCGTAGACCCCGATTCCACTGCGTCACCGATGCAGGCGATTTGGGAGGTGTATGATAAGTGCCGGCGTAACGACGACGAGAATTACTCGCGTGTCCTCAATTATGCGTCGCGCATGTCGTTCAAGACCCTTGCCGCCGCTATTCTCGAAGTGTTGATGGTTTTCCATCTTGGGCGTTCGGTCGCCCACATGGCGGCTATCGAGGCCCAGGCGCGTAAGTCGCAGGAGTACGTCAAGAAGTTCCTTCGTCGTCCCCTTCTTCGCGAGTTCGTCGTAGGCTCGAACCAGAGGAAAGTCGAGGTTGTTCGTTACGACCACTTGAAAACTGGGCGAATCATTTCACCGAAGGAGTGGGAAGCCCTTCCTCAGGCAAATAAAGACGAGTACGAGCAGAAGTCGTACTACATCACGATTGTTATCTGCACGATGCAGGGGGCGAACTCGGAGCACGTCCCCTTTATGGTTATCGACGAGGTTGATGTCGTTGCCAACCCCGAGGCATATAAGGAGGCTCAGGCGATCCCCGACAGTTTTGAGGGGAAGATGCCTGTTACGGTGCTCACCTCGACGAGGAAGTTCAATTATGGCCTCGTTCAGAAGGAAATTGACGAGGCGCATAAGACGGGACTTCACATTCGACATTGGAACATCCTCGATGTTACCGAGAGGTGCCCTCGTTCGCGTCACGCGCCTGACCAGCCGGATGTGCCGATCAGCCAATTGAAGCGCATCACAATTTACCGTAGCGACGAAACCCTGCGAGGGATTTCACAGGCTGAGTACGACAGCCTCGATGAGAAGCAGAAGGAGTCCTACGTTAAGGACGAGGGCTTCGTGGGGTGTCTGGAAAGGTGCAAGCTGTTTGCGATCTGCAAGACGCGGCTTGCGACACATCAGAAGAGCAATTCGAAGCTGCTTAAGAAGATCTCGCAGGTTCAGTCCCAGTTCGC